GTTTGATGCTCTTTGTCTTGGTGCTTCAGGTTGTAGCGTGAAACATACTTGATGACATTGCCTTGGGCGTAAGACATGTCCCACGATTTGATGTACTCAATTGTTTCTATGCCCTTATTGTAGTGGGGAGGATTATTAACTAGGTCTTTTTGCATAGAATCTTTGAAACTTATCCAACCTGGAGAATCATTAGGAATACTGGATAGAGGTCTGGTATCGGAGGAGGACATTGAGACGCTTCCTTACAAAGTTGGTGATAGAGGTTGGCTCATCAATTATTACTAAGGCTCTTGTCTGTGTGGATTTAGCATCAAGTTCTGCCAAGTCACAAATATCACCGAAATCAGCACTGCTTACGAACCAACTGATAGCTTCTTTTTTATCTGGGTCACAATCTTTCTTAGTGGCGTCAAGCAATGCTTGATATACAACTGCCCTGAATAGTTTAGTTTCACTCATCTTTTTTATGGCGCTCTTTCTTTTTCTTTTTGTTCATTGTTTTCCACGCAGCCTCATCACAATAGAGGGAACCCAAGAATCCCAAAGACTTTTGCATCTCAGGAGATATAGAATGATGAAGTAGCATAGTGTCTTCAATAGGAAGAGCCACAGGAATACCATGATCAGTAAAGTAAGAGATATCGTAGATACCATTATGGAACACTTTGATGCAATCCCCTGTAAGAATGTCAAACATAAACTCCCATAGCTTTAGCTCTTCCTCGAAGGTCCATGCGTGATAACCTTCTTTATTTAAGTTCCATATAGGTATCACATAACTCTCTGAAGGGGAAGGAGAAAAAGATACACAAGTTATTTGCTTAGCTTTTGTTTCTACGTCTATGGCTACGACGCCTTTTAATTTTGGTTTGATATGCTTGAGGTCATCAAGGGAGGTAACTATATTTACCTTACGTTCTATCTTTTTTATGCCTTGTAGAAATCTTTTGGCTTTGCATAAGTCGGCCCTAACTATGGGGTGCGTAGAGAAGTCCTTGAGTAAGTTAGGTATATCTATGGTGGGAAGTATGGTGTGTTTTTTGTAGGTGCATAGGGTTCCTCTGTAGTCGCTTAGTCTAAGGTCGGTAAGCAGAGTGAAAGGAATCTTACCAAAAGTTATGATGAGATCGGGATCAAGTTCATCTATCTCTTTTATTAGTTTGATTACCCCAGGGAGAAATTCTTCTTGGATGTAACCTGCATCAAAGCGTGGAAAAGAATTCTTCTTAGGGGAGAAGTGCTTACCCTTAGCAGGAAATAAACATCTGAAATGATTTCCCTCTAACTTTAATTCAGCTAAGTCAAAGAGGCGACGTACCTGCTTGCTGGTTTCGGGCGTAAGAAACTTGGGCGCTTCAGCTAGTAGTTCTGGTTTTTCAAAAAGGAAAAGCATGGGGCATCAGCAGGGCCAACACCCCACAGCCTTTCTTTTAGAGTGGAATACCGTCGTCTTTCTCAAGCTTTTTGACGGTAACGAAAGGACGATCCTTTCCTTGAACGGTCTCATGAACGACAGTTGCAATGGCTGTATTACCAATGCAATCATCTAAGAGTTCGGTATAGGGCGTACCTACACCACTCTCTACAAGAGCGTCATTGAAGGTGCTAATGAACTTCCTCCAATTGCGCTTGTCACGAGAACGATGTTGTAACCAGTAACGCAGAGGATAATTATTCTCGGTATCAGTCATGTCCTGATTATCGAGGGGTTGCTCTACACGCAAGCTTACTTCATGCATGTTGTTACCGGCCTTGGAGAGTTTTTGCTCATAGTTGGTGAGCTTAACGATGTACTTCCCTTCAGGGTAGTCCCGATAGACTGGGGCTTCCTCAAGAGTATCTTGGGTCGGATCAAAAACTTCATCATGATTGCTCATGGGTAGTCCTTTCTTTGGTTTAATGTTTGATCTTTTGGAACAACTCCGCATAGTCAAACGGATGTTCAGCATCGACTGCCTTGGGTGCAGAACACTTCAAGGCCATGAATGAGTCGGACTTAGTTCTAACAATGGGAACCGACTCCCTTCCCATCCTCTTACTATCGAGCCGCCATAAGTTATTAAAGTAGCGTCCGATAGATTTGGATAACGCAGAGCCTATCATCTTGGGGTAACCCCTGATTAAGCCCTGATCGTTCTCTATGGTTTGGATGTGTGTGTTGACAATGACATTACATTTAACTTGGGGTCCGGTCAAGAATTGAATTACACGCTGCAACTCTTGACCAGCATCAAAGTATTTCATGCGGCCATCTGTCTTTTTACTGTGAGATAAAAGACACTCACCATACAAGCTGGCTGAGTCTATGACTATGACTTGATCTGGACCCCATTCAGTTATTGGCCCCAGGTCCTCATCTTTAGTTTTCCAATGTCTCAGAATATCTCTAGCTATTTGAGGTGTCTTAGGGTCCTCCACATTAAAGGTGTGGTAGAATAGGTTCTCGTGATGATCTTCGATATAGCTGTGAAGAATATCTAAGCCGTTGTCAAAGTCTAGAACAACTACTTTGTGGCCTGTGTTAATTAGGGAAGCTAAAGCGCCTGTCTTACCTGTACCTGGATCACCACATACTAGGGCTTTAACTCGTTGGTCTCTTGGATGGTTACTAAAGTTCGGCATTTTGGTTTTCCTCTTGGAGTTTATATTGGTCGCAAAATTGTGAGACGGGGCACCAGTAGCGACACCGGATTGATACACCGGGACGATGCTGGATGTCAAGTCCTTTCTTTTGGGCAAAATCTTGGGCCTCAAATTCCGAGGCGAAAACTCTTGTGGCCCTTGACCCGCCTGGTTTGATAGTTGCCCACTTGTCACCCCTATGCCAGCGTTCCTCATCTGTACAGAGGGGTAATTGTTTTAAGGCTGCTTGATGTTGACTTATTCGGTTTGATATCCACAGCTTGGTTTCTTCGTGGGTCCACATATTTGGTGAGACTTGCAGCACAGAAACATGAGGGTATTCAAGGCTCTTCTCCCTTCTGCTGGGGGAATAGTCCACCAGGAAGACAACCACTTTCATAGATTCGACTTGATGTTGAGGGTTGTTCTCTTCCCACAGAAATTTATAGATGTTTAGTTGTTGTTCCCAGTCTTGGAAATCTTCAGCCTCTTTATTTAGATAGCTGGATACTAGGGCAGTCTTCCAATCCACCAGACTTTTTTGCTCCTTGTTAAAAACTAGGAGGTCAGGTTTACCCGATAGAACCCAGTCACCGAAGACAGCATAGAAGCGTTTCTCTACGATGCTATCGGCGGCCACAAAGCGTTCGATCTTTTCATGCCATGCCGTACCATACTCTCCACGAAGAGCTTCAGATACATCCATCTCAAGCTCATCTTGATGTTGCTGTTGGAGGGCAAATATTCTAGAGGGCTTAAGCAAGTCGGTGGCACTTACTTGGCTTTCCCCTCTGTCATAGGCATTGGCTTCGACAAGGTTGACTAGCTCTTGGGGTAGCTGATAGTCGTTTCTGATTTTCATCTTAGGCATTAGCTTACTTTCATTACCAATTTGTACAAATGTAATCAGTCTTAATAGATACTTCATCATGCATATAGACTTCTTCAGTTAACAAGTCTAATAGTTTCTCAACTGCTGAATGGTTTATATAGCCATCAAACTTGAGCTTCGCTATGACATTTTGGCTGGGTGGACTTCCCGTAACTTGGTGATTTTCACGCACAATAATAGTTAGTTCATCTATCGTATACATTAGCTTACTTTCACTGGTGCATCGGTTTCAATCCATACATGAGCGCCACAAGGCAAAGGTTTATCGGGACGATACACAATACGAGAAGGTCCTTTAAGCTCTATATTAAAGCCGTATCGGCTGCTTTTGTAAGTTTTGCAGGCTAGGGGTGCAACGCATTCATTGTATTTCTTATTAGATTTTATTATGTGTTGATTTACATGCACTATTGTTTTCATATGGTCAAGCTTTCCTCTGTATGTTTCGCTTTCTTTTTCCAGTCAGCCTTATTTCTCCATAGCTTATCAAAATAGGAACGGCCCCGTCTACCAGTTCTACGGTCAACAAAGTCAACGTGGCTCATGTGGAGAAACATAAAAGATAGAGCTTGATCCTTAGTTCTAACTCCTGAGTTAAGAGCTATCTTAAAACATTCTTCATGCTCATGCTTCCAATCATCAAGGTAAGGTTCTACTTGCTCCATACAATCGAACTGATGGAAGGGGCTTTCCTCAAAAGACTTTGGCCCCACATCTGAAGGAAAAGTCATCTCTGATAATTCTTTTGCCGTAAAAAATTTTACTGTGGAAGGCACATACGTTTCATTACGCATCCCGTATAACCGTTTTAGTTGAGTATCTAATTGTTTGTTTGTGTTAGTCATCTTGGTTCCTTTCTTTCATCTTGGTTAGGCAGTTCCTTGATTATTTAGAGGGTCAGCATCCCACACCTCAGGGGCACAACCAGGGCAACAATTTAGGCAGTCATCCTCTTCAGCAGAATCTTTCGGGATATTCCATAGCTGACCACACCCTGCACAGCTTATAGATTGTGATTCTATTTCGCTGTCCTCCATAAATGCATTCAGTTTAGAGCGTAGTTCCATTTATGCTACACCTCCTTGGAGTCATATACGTTTCTAGCTCTGTATTTTTTCCATGATTCACTAAATTCCTCTATTAATATTTGTTCGGACACAGTGATGGCACTTGAATATAATATTTTGGTTAAGACATGTATCACTCGTTGCTTCTGGATAAATTCTATTAGGTCATTGCAATCTTTTCGGCGCTCTTGGCTTTGCCGGTGATAGAACCGTAGAAGCTCATCATCATCATGTTTGTTATCTAATTCCATTTATCCCTCGCCCCCATCATCCTGCCAAGCGGCGAGATCATCCTGCCAAGCGGTAACCGAGGTTTTGGCAGCGATGTCCCCGTGGAGTTCCGACACATTACCACTGACATCAAAGTAGTCGTCTTTAGGTAAATTTATTTTTACGTCATCTTTACAATAGAGGGTTATAACATTTTGCCAGCCGTTTATTTTTATTCGTACAATTTTATATTGGTCACCAGTCTCCCTCTCTGCTCCTTTGTCGAATGACTGGAGAGAGATAGTTTCCACATTATGTAGTTGGAGTTCCATTTGATTTCCTTTCAGTTGAGCTGGTATATACATTGTGTATACTACTTCCTTTAATTCTCTTTGTTTAATGTGAGTGACTTACAGATTCAATTGAAGTATGAAAACCTTCAATAACCAAAATTTCTCGTTTAGCCTCTTGGGCATCTTCCATAGTTTCAAAAATCAAAGCGGAAGGATTATCCCACCCCTTAACAAACTCAACCTTACCCGGCGGGGATGCCCTGGCCCATGTAGGGTCAATATCAGAAACAAATTCGCTTGTTCCACCTAGCCTAATTTTAAATGTCATTATGCATCTTCTTTCTTTGAATCCATCAC